TTGGCGGGGACGGCAACAGCCGGAAAAAACACCTGTCGTATGACCGGATGCCAGACGAGGCTAGGCTGCTGTCGGTCGGGAGCTGTCTGGCGAATGAGGGGTTGGACTTTCTTGACCGACGACCTCATCACCGGGAATGGCTGGCCGAGAAAGGTATATCGCCCGACGAGTGCAGGTTGCGTTATACTGAGTGGCGAGCCGAGAAAGACGCGGCGAAGGATCGAGCAGGTCGCGGTGGTGGTGGAGGTGAGTGATGCCGGGTCATGATGTCGTCACGTTCTACTTTCCCGACAAGGCTAGCGCGACGACGACGGTAGCGGTGAACGGCCCGGTGGGTGGAGGTCAGCCCGTTAGACCGCAGGGCCGATTCGTGTCGGGACGGACGATGAACGGCACGACGTACACCTACCAGAAGAACAACGTGACGCAGAACATCTGGGTGCTGTCCTTCCGAGACCTGACCGCCGCCCAGAAGACGGCGTTGCAATCGTTGTTCAACGACGACACGAAGGGTCCGAGCAATACGTTCGACTACTTGCACACGAATGAGGTTGACTACGCCGGGGTCCGGTTCATCGACAACGTGCTGGAGTTCTCTCGGATCGACGGGGGCAAGTTCTTCACCTGCCAGATCAAACTTCTCATGGCTGAAGAAGTGGAATCATAATCTGTCACGGATGATGACATGGCAACGCTCAATCGCCTAGTAACGGTCTTCTCCGCAAACACCACGTCGTTCACGGCGGGTACGAAGAAGATGTCGGCGTCGATGGCCGCGTTCAGAGCGAACGTGCTGGCCAGCGGAAAGGCAATCAATGCCTCCCTCAACCGGATCGGACTAGCGGCCGGGATTGCTGGTGGCCTGATGGTAAAGCACTATGCGGAGTTCGAGAGGCGCATGGTGACCGTGGGGGCCATCCTCGGCAAAAACAGGGTTGAGATGGAGCTGCTGACGGATGCGGCGAAGCGGATGGGTCGAACCACCATCTTCACCGCAACGCAGGCGGCTGAGGCGCAGCAGGTCATGGCGATGGCCGGTCTCAACCAAAAAGAGATACTGCTGGCTCTTGGGCCTGCGCTGCAGCTCGCGTCGGTCGGCGAAGTGGAAATCGCTGAAGCTGCTGAAATCGCCGCCAAGACCATGCGGGGGATGAACCTGTCCGCAGGCGATCTGTACCGGGTCAACAACGTGCTGGCCGGAGCGTTGGTGAGCAGCACCACGAACATGACCCAGCTCGGCAACGCGCTGAAATACGTTGCCCCGCTTGCCGCTGCGACCAACACGACGATCGAAAATACGGTGGCGATGATCGGCAAGCTCTCCAGTGCCGGGTTCCAAGGCGAGATGGCAGGCACCGGTCTGCGGCAGGCGATGGCGAAACTGGCCGGTTCGACACCGCACGCGACAAAGGTGCTGAGAGATTACGGAATTGTCACGCTGGATGCCTCCAGCAACATGCTGCCGATGTTCGACATCCTGCACCAGATGGAGCAACAGGCTCTCTCTGCTGGTCAGGTGTTTGAAATCTTCGGCGCGCGGGCTGGTCCGCAGATGCTTGCGCTGCTGTCGGTTGGCGTCGAGGGTCTGGAGGCTTATTCGGAGGAGCTGAAGGAGGCCAACAGGGTTGGCAAGGCTGCGCAGATCGAGCAGCAGAAGCTCGACACGATCTGGGGTGCGTGGAAGCTGATGATCTCGGCCGTCAGCGGAGTCATCATTGACGCGAGCGAAGACATTGCGACCGTCATCCGAGATGTGCAGGCGGGGTTCACAGAGTTGTTCGACAACTTGGATTCTCGGGCGAGGATTATCGAGATTCTGTCACACTTCATGCGGGCGTTCATAGGCACGCTGCAAAGCCTGATGATGTGGCTCAACGAGAACTACGTAGCGGTCATGGACTTCGTGGGTGCGCTCGGCGCGATCATGGCGTGGTTCTTCGACTTCTTGGCCACATACCCGCAGGTCATGGCCGGGCTGCTCGCGCTGAAGGTTGCCGGGTTCATGGGCCTGACGAACGTCGTACTCACCTTGGGCCGGACGTTGAAGACTCTCGTGAATTTGATATTCCCCAACCTCGTCTCCGAATTGGGGCTACTGAAGCTGCGGTTTCAGCTTTTGACTCACAACGTCAGAGCGTTCCACTTGGTGCTTGGCGGTTTAGCGGTCGGTGCGATTGTCGTAGGTCTGGGTGCGATCAAGATGGCCCAGATGGAGATAAACAACGAATACGAGAGGGGGATTCGCCTCCTCGAACGTCTGCAACGCCTCCAGATGAAAAGCATAGACAAAGACACTCGTGCGGCGTTGAAAATCAAGGACAGTCAGAAACAGTGGGAGGCACTGAACGAGGTCAAGAAAAAGGTAGAGCTGACAACAAAAAACACGGAAACGTCGATTGCTGCGGAAATTAAGGAAATACAAAGAGCGACAAATGAACTGGAAGGGATGCGGGACGCAATCGAAGCAGGGATCGCAGTACAGTCGCCCGGTGACCCCGAGTTCATCAAAGATCTGAAGACGTTTGCCGTTACAGAATTGATGGAAATGACGAGAGGGATGGGGATACAAGGTTTGGACGCCCAAGCCGATCTCGTTGCCGAAATAAAATCTCGGAAAGAGCAGGTCAAGTCCTACAAGGACGCACTCGACCAAACGAAACGACGAGAAGAGGACATCATCTCCCTCATGGAGCAGGCAGACGCACGACTCGATGCCACAGCCGCAGCGGGCGGCGGGCCCGGTGGTGCGGGTGGCGGGGCCGGTGGTGCGGGTGGCGGGTTCGGCGGCGGTGGGGCTGGTGGCGGGTTCGGCGGTCCAGTGGGGGATGCCGCGAAGGCAATCGCCGACCGCATCGAGGACTCTCGTCGAACGGAAGAGCGAGAAAAGTTCGGGCGTCCGGCTGCTCGCGAAGGGGCCGAGCTGGAGAAGTTCTTGGACTTGGGTCCGGCCAAGGACGAACTCCTTAGCTTTATGGACACTCTTGACGGGCTAACTGCAAGCGAAGCGGCGATGTTAGCCGATGTCAGGTCTCTACTCGTCGAATCCGCTCATGTTCACGGCATGTCACAGGCCGAGATCGACGAGGAGTTTCGCCAACAAGCGATGGCCAGATTGCAGGCTCATCACCAAGCGATAGCCGAAGCAGAGAAAATCAAGGATCTGCAAGAGGTGCAGAAAAAGGCCGGTTCGCTTCAGGAGCAGCTAGCGGCTGACCCGCTGTCTGAAACTGGTGGACACGGCCCGATGGAACGAATCAAGCAAGAGATGGACCTTCTTACCCTTGCTCTTGATACCGGGATGATATCTGCGCAGGGCTACTCGCAGGAGCTTGCCAAAATCCAAACGGCATACTCAACCGGGGCTTCTGTGGCAAGCAGGCTCGCCTCGGTTCAGTACACCCAAGCAGACTCAGCGAAAATCGCGGCTAATACGATGGTGAGCTTCGAAAAACAGTTCGAACAGCTACAAGCAGATTTCATGAGCGGTGCCCTAAACACGTCACAGTATAAATTTGCGATTCAGGCTCTCGGTCAGGCAATGCGGGAATCGACTCAGGCGGCGAAGGCAGAAGAAGCTGCTGAAAAAGCAGCCGCCGCCGCTAGGCGACGAAAGATTGCGGCAGCGTCAAAACCGAAGGGTGGCGGACGCGTTGGTGGCGGTGGCAGTGGTGGGCCGACCGGTCCAGCTCACCCCATGGACACGCTTCTGGCACGGTTGAGCATGGCTCAGGCAAAGGCACAGTTGCTGGCTCCGAACAAGGCCATGTTCGGTCGCAATATCGCCGGTTCGAGAATTGGAGACATCCGAAAACGACGCCAGTCCTTCGCACAGGCGATGGGAGACGTTCAGCACGTCCAGCGGATGATCGCCCAGATGCGAATGTCGGCGATGGCCGGGCCGATGATGGCGATGCAGTCGAGACGGGGTGCGTTTGGCCAGATGGGCGGCGACCCCGGCATCGTATCGCAGGGCAACATCACCATCGAGTTGCCGAACGTCACCCGTGTCAACAACGAGGACATCGGGGAGTTGGCAGACCGCCTTGAAGACGAGCAGCGGCGACGAGGGAGGCGTGTCGTCTAGTGGTCAGGACTCTCAACGTACCCGACTCGTTCAAGGTGGAGATGGTTCGCCCCGGCGGGTCATTCCCCCGCTACGTTCTGGGCATCGACTATGACGGCACGCTGAAATACTACAGCGACGTTGCCATCGCGAACACAGACCTGACCGCCGAGGGTCGAGTGACGAGCTGGGGCCAGCTCCAGCTTGAGTGCAAGGCCGGGGTGATCGGCGGCCACCAGAACATCTCGATGACGTTGGAGGATTCCGACCTCGCGTTGGTCGATGACTTCACCGACTGGCCGGGCATCCAGACGCGGGTCTGCTACATCTACATGTACTATGACCCGAACCCGACTGGGGGCGGGTGGCCCGACCGCATCACGTTGTTCAAGGGGCAGGTCGGCCCCGGCGTGAAGTTCGACGAGAAGACTGCGACGTGGTCGTTCTCAATCGTCGATATTGGGAAGTTCAACAACATACCAATCGGCCAGCCTTACACCACGCAAGTCTTCCCCGGCGTGGACTGCGGAGAGTGCGGCAGCGGCGATTCTAACGACACCTCCATCATCCCGATTGTGTTCGGCGATCCCGTCATCGGCACCGGGGCGTGTGCGATTGAGAGGCCCGGCAGGGGCGCGCTGTGCGAGGCGGAATGCACGGACTGGTGGTGGAATCCCGAGTACCCGAGTCAAGTCGGTGGGTGCTTTCTGAACGGACCCGACCTCTGGTTCCGTATCTGCGACGATACGCTGTGGCAGTTCAACCCCGGCGAACAATGCATCGTCGTTAACCGAGAAGCGTTCTGTGGCAACCTGAGTTCGAACGGCGTCTTTGAGATATACGACTGGCAAGGCGGCAAAAGCCACTTCTCGTATGACGGCGGCAGTCAGGCAAATGCGCGTAGTAGTTGGGTAGCGACGGGGCGGGGTAGTTTCTTCATTTCGGGAGGCAACAAATATCTGACGGTCAAGAAGTCTGATTTCGCAGACTGGACGTTCGGCGGTTCTGGGCCACAAATGCACACGCTGATCTTCAATGTCTACTGCGACGGTGGCTGGCGACAAATGATCAACACGATGTGGGCGTCGGTATCGGCGAGCCATGTGGCGTTCATGAGGTGGTACGGCGTCGGCCCCGTGTGCGTCGACAACAGCTACCCGGTCATCGTCACCTATGGTTCTTCGGGGAATTTTGGTAGCAGGTCGCATCCGCATTTGATGGGATCGCCTGTCGTCGGCGGTGACCCGTTCAAGTATGCGGTCAACTTTACGCCGAGTGAATCCGTTGACGCGATGTACACTCGGAACGGCTACCTGATCCCCGCTTCCGAGTATGTCGTCAACCTCAACGACAAAGGTTACAACACCGCCCTAAAACGCGGACCAAGCGACGACGGCATAACCACCGTCACGTTCTTCGGATGGCTGAGCAGGGCGTCCCAGCTAGCGACGGGAAGATGGGAAATCACGGACTGGCAATCGGCATGGGGACTAGCGTCGATTGGCGTATTCTACCTGTCGATGCGGTTCGACATTCGCGGCAACATGGGGCATCCCGATCACAGCGCGCACACCGGCGACGCCCTGACTAACCCGGTTGATATCATCGAGGAGTATCTGACCAACCCGGTTCTGGGCGGGATGGGATACGAGAACATCGACGCACCCGGCTTCCTCGCTGCCAAGGAACGACTGAACGAACTGACCGAAGACATCGCGCCATCCGGCGAGGAGGATGGATTGCGGATGGCGTTTGTTCAGGCAGACACAAAGAAGCTGCACGACCTGATGCAGGAGATTGCGTGGCGCGGGACGCTGCTGTTCTTCTGGGACATGGGCAAGGCGACCATCCAGATCATCACCCCGTACTGGCGCGACAGCGATGTCGTGTTCCTGCTCGACGAGTCCAACCAAGCCGTGGACTCGTTCGGCATGGAGATGATCGACATCGAAAAGTCGCCCACCGAGATGATCGGCTCGTTCAACCGCCGGGTGGCGCTGTACGTCAACTCGCGAGGCGACTGGCGGGGTCCAGTCGGCACGTTCGTAGGGTATGCGTTGAACCAGCAGAACATCATGCGTCGGTCGCTGGATGCCGAGGCATACCGGCCCAGAGTCAGCGAGAAGCTCCTCCTGTGGACGTATCAAGAAGTGTACTCGGTCAACTATGTTCTGGAGACATGGCTGCGTGACCGGGTCAACACGAGCGCGACCGTCGATGCGTCAGCCCATCTCGATGCTCTGGGATTACAACCCGGCGATATCATCGACATCCAACGGCAGAGCGGCGAACCGAAGGTGCTGCTGCACCAGAAGGCGAGGATCGAAAGAGCGGCACAGACCATCGCGGACACGAGAAGCGGGAAGGCTCCGCAGATCAAGTTCAAGGCCACGATCAAGCTGACGGACTTTTCGATTGAGCCTGCCACGTTCGCCAACATCGGCCCGTGCGATTCGGTAGTACTGGACCCCCTGACAACTACGCCTGCGCCCCAGCCTATCGACGACGGCAACCCGACGACGATGACATCGACGACGCTCACGGTTCCGCCAGCAACGACGCAGCCGCCGACCACTACCGTCAACCCGGTCATCACGACGCCAGCGATCACGACGACGACGACTCAAGGCCCGTGCGAAGCCGCATCCGGCAAGTGTGCATGGCAATACAACCCGTTCGCCGCTCCTGCCGACTGGGGTCCGTGCTACCCGTGGACATTAGCGGACAGCGATTGCGGCGGGGGCCAGCATTGCAACCCGCCATGTCCTTGGGGCGGGATCAGTTCTGGTTATCTGGAATGTCGTCAAGAACCTTGCCTCGATGCGACGACGACGTTCGCCCCGACGACGACCGCGACCACGGCTGCGCCTGATCCCGGCTGCTCGAACAACGTCTGCCGGTACGACTGGCACGTCCTGAGCAACGGGACCGGGAGTTATGTTCTGGACCCGCTCTCGTCGTGCGTGACAGAATCGGGATGCAACTGCTGCCAGCCGGTCGGTGATATGTTCGCCGGTGCGACCATCTATCGGACCTGCTGCGAGGGTAACGCGACAACGACAACGACGACCACGACGACGACCAGCCAGCCAACGTCCACGAGCCAGACGACCCTCCCTGCCTGTTTCGGAGATTGTGTCTGGGAGTGGATCGGGCCAACTGGCACTGGACACTGGAGCCTGCGGAGTTGCAATTGCGTCAGCTTGGCCGGGTCGGGCTGCGGATGTTGTGAGCCGGTCGCGCCGCAGCAGAGGGTTCCGATTGGCGCACCGGCAGCCGACCCGACCGTTGGTGCTGTCGTGTCGTTCCCGTGCCAGATACGGGAGTGCTACGGCGGCGAGGACCCGACGATCTGCACGACTACTACCACCCCGCCCGCGACGCTCCCGCCGACCTCGACGACCTACACGACGCCAGCAGCAACGACCACGGTGACGACTGTCACAACCGCCCCGCCATCTGGAACCTGCACCGGCTGGTGCCAGATGAATTGGCGACTCGATGCTTGCCGAGGCTTCTGCGGATACGAGTGGAAGGTTGACCGCTGGGTGCAGGTGGACAACCATCGCTGCATCCAGACCGGATCGGCTCCGTGTGAATGTGACCCGACTCACCCGGTCGTCCTCGACCCGTTCAACCCAGCCAGCGGAAGACGGGGAGTGGACCCGACCACGGGTGAGCCTTTGTTCTTATACACGCCGACCCATTGTGTCTGCGAAGGGTCGACAGGTGGCATGGCAGGGACAGAGACCTGCACTGGGCATTGGTATGTGTCAGAGGGCGGCTGCGAAGGATCGGATGAGTATTGTGCGTGTCCGAACCCGCCAGCTCCCGCTCCCGGCTCAAAACCGTCGACCGTATACGTTGACTGCGTGAGCTGGGCGTATCTTCAGGCGTTCACCACGACGACCACCACGACGACGACCACGACTACGACCACGACTACGACCACCACGACCACCACTACGACGACCACGACCACGACGACGACCACGACTACGACGACCACGACAGCCGCACCGGACCCGTGTGATGCGGCACCGGGCGCGCCATGTGCGTGCGGGTGCGTTGAGTTCACATGGGCGGGGATCTCCTACAACACGACGCAGACGCTCTGCACCGGAATATGCAACCCGCCGATTGCTCCGCCCACCTATGAGGGAGACAGGATCTACCGCTGTTGCGAGTGATGACTTGACGGCGTTCACCTACGAGGGCGATACCGTCACCGAGTGCTGCAACCCGATCCCGTAATGACATGAAGGTTACGTTATGAGTTCCCCGTCATTCTCTGCATCAAGTTCAACGTCTCGGCCAGCCTCATGGACTCCCGACTCTAGGCCCGGCGCTGGCGGCGGTGGTGGAGGTGCGGGCACCTGTACTTGGACGTGGAACTCTGGCATGGCGACGTATATGCAGTCATCCACCGATTGCAGCGAAGGGTATGAGTGCGCGGGGCCGCCGTTTGAATACGAAGGCGATACGGTTACGAAAGATTGTGTGTCCAGCTAACCGAAGGGATAAGCGATGGCCAATTATGCGACCGAGAAGGTGTTCACGGCACAGACCGCCAACGGCCAAAGTACGGCATACGACTGGCCCGGCGGCATCGGGCAGTTCATCGTCGAGGGGACATGGAATGGCGCGACCGTCAAGCTACAGGTCTCGCCGGACGGCGGCACGACTTGGTTGGATGTCGGAAGCGACGTGACGCTGACCGATGACGGCATTGGAAACTTCGAGTTGGGCGGCGTCAGTAATTTCCAGATACGCGCTGACCTGTCATCGGCTGGGGGTTCCACCTCGCTCGATTGCTGGATGACTGTGCGGCACGCATAGGAGTCGAGCCTTGACGGTGGCTGGGATTGTGATAGCTTACGTGCTATGCCCGGTCTTCAATTTGACACAGGTGCCCCAGTTGCCCATCTGGTCGTTGACGACTTTGCCCCAGCGTGCGTCATTCGTGCTGCCGCCAAGACGTGGCCTGACGAGACATGGAACTGGTGGCACAAGTATGACGATGAGACGGCCCTGAAGTTTGCCACGATGGGCCGCGCTCCCTTCCCCCCTGCATCGGCCCTGCTGCTGGACCGCATGGCTACGCTAGACGTAGCTAACCTATCTCCAGATGCGTTCCCTGACCTGTCTTTCCATGCAGGCGGAATGCACACTCTCCCCCCCGGTGGGTTTCTCGGGCGACACAAGGATGCCGAGATTCACCCCCTGACAGGATGGTCTCGTATCCTGAACGCCATCCTGTTTATCGAGGGGACTGGCGACCTGTTTCTGGACAAGGAAGGCAACCACGCAATTCGCCCGGTGCCGGGGAGGCTCGTCCTGTTTGAAACAAGAGGGGCGTGGCATGGGGTGGAGAAGACCAGCGAGACCAGAAAGTCCCTTGCGGTCTACTGGTGGGCTGATCGGAAGCAGCAGGGGGCGGAGAGGGCGGTGTTTGAGTGACTGGACCCGGCTTCGGTCGCAAGGCATTCAACTTCGGGA